TAGCTGCGGTTCTTCTCTACGATAGAGCATTGTCTGGCGCTGAACAATTACAAAATTTCAATGCGTTAAGAAGCAGATTTGGGCTGTGATTCACTCATTTAATTTATACAATAAGAACTAAAACAACAATGTTTTCGGGCGCGGTGATAAATCGCGCCCTTTTTATTTCATTGCATCACCGATACCCATGATTGTAGTCGCGCACGGGAACGCGGAGGAGGTAGTGGATAACGAGCAGTATTTACCGTGGATCCATTCTCTGTCGATCCACCTTGGCTGGTCTGCATGACGAGTTGGTACGATAGGCCTTTGGAGTTAGAGTAGCTGTTGTATTGCCCAGCGAGGAACTGGTCGTTGAAGCTGTCCTCTGATTGAACACACGATGGCACAGCATTGACTGAGATGCCGAATACAACCTCACCGTTCTCGAATGGATCACAGATGTCAAGGCCTGTCGTTGCTGAATCGATGTCTAGCACCGCTGTTGGAGATCCATTGTTGCCGGCCAGGAAATCGATGGCACACCAACCGCCGGCACCTGAGGTACAAGTGTTTCCTGTTTGAGGTGTGAAATAGCTGAAGAATGTCTTTCCATCGAACAGTGTGGTTGGACCTGTGACACGAGCCCCATCAACGAATGCCATGGTTGTTCCGTGGGTGGATGATATGGTTGGAACGAATTTACCGTTGGAGTTGTCATAGGCATCGATGAACGTTGTGACGAAGTTGAGAATACCAGGTGAATATGCGTTGAACGAATCGTTCTCACCGGTGGAGAAGGTCAGGACAGGATTGTTCTGGTAATCAACACTGATTGTTGGAGCTTGTTCCACTGGTTGGCCTAGAAGGGCCCCGACAGGTTCTGACACCGATGAGTTTAGGGGTTGACCTGCGGTGACCCCATTGACCGAATAGGCTCGACGAAGTGAGTTGTTCAGCGGTGCCGTGTGATTGTATGAATCCCAGGCGATCTCGGCGGTCCATTTCTGTGGATCAGGATCGATCATGTTGATCCTCCACAGGGTTCCATCGGCATCCCCAATGTATGCCCGAGTGGATACCTGCGCGGTACCGCTTGGAAAGACGACAGGGGTTGATGTGATGGGAGAATCGAAGCTGACCTGGTTGGGATTGACAAGAACACTTGGGTTCAAACCACAGAGGCTTGAGTTGGCTCCTGATGTTGTTCCTCCACAGGTGGTGGTTGATGTCTTTCCCGGGTTGTCTCCCCATTCTCCTGATAACCTTGCAATGATTCGCCCCGTGGCCAGTTCAACGAAGGTTACAGACCGTCCTGGTACCTTGGTTCCCCAATTTCGTATCTGGTTTCGAGGTGTGTAACCTGAACCGTTCCAGCCGAAGATTGGACTTCTTACTGATAAGTTAATCCTACGTGCAGTAATGATATTTGGTGTTCCTGGATCCCTACCCCCTGGAAGAACAGCCACTCCGATCTGCCTTATCTGCCCATCCTTGGGATCCTTCACCTTCACGGTTGTGATTGCTGCTCCTGGTAGCACCTTACCGAACATCACACCACCACCTGCAGAGTTGACCAGTTGCCACAGGAAGCGTGGTGACATTGGGTTGGTGACATCAAGGGCATAGTAGAACCCTGTCTCTCCATAACCTGACGAACCCACCAACACGGTCCTGAACCCTGAAGCTCCGGCATCACCCTCGGCGGTCTGTGCCTCCGAACGGGAGAACACCACATTTCCCACCGCCAACGGTCCATCCAACAATCTAGCTTCCACCTTGAAGTTAGGCCAAATCTGTGGAAGAACAGCCGGAGGAATGAAGCCCCACAGCTCGTTATTCTCCAGCTTATCCACGGTTGGAACACCCCCATATGGATCAGGTAGGTTGGCATTCTTTGACATCACGAAGGCATGCAACATTCCATCGATGGTTTGAGCATACAACATGGTAGGCCTGGATTTCTCCTGGGCATAGAATGAATCCCCACCGTTTGAGTACGATTGCTCCGCCGCATTGGGTTCAGGAGGTGAAACAATCACCGGACTGGATCTAAGGATGGCACCCAATGGCCCACACTTATCCCAACCACCACACACCGATGGATCACGAGAAGGTGATTGTTTTCCACCGGATAGAGGATATGTGGTGGAAGAACCACCATACCATTGCAGCACCCTCTTGGCACACTCGGTGACACTGTTCGTTCCTACCTGACTGAGACAGGTCGATGCATCAGTTCCCGTAATGTTGAGCAACTCAGCCGCCGTAGGCCCACCAGAGATCGTGTTGATAGCGGTGGTCAGGCCATCGATCGCAACGGTTGTGTCACCGGTGTGAGGTGGAGTCAGATCAGGTGCCGAACCATTGAGCCTCACGAAGTTTCCGGTGGTGGAAGGAGAACCTGTCAACCAATCCTCGGTGACCGGTGAAGGTCTTACAGTCCACATTGGTTTCACAACACCACCCACCTTCAATGGAACCGCGGTGAAGAATTTTCTTGGGTAATTGACCGTTGGGAAATCCATGTTTTTATGGAAAGAATCACCTAGGGTCTCCTCGACCGTCTGGCGTACCGGTTCTGCCGAGTTATTGCAGGCATACCTGACACGTTCCAAGGTTCCGGCAGTCGGCCGAGCTGTGGGAATGAGTGCAGAACGTAGTTCGTAGTAGGCCGCCGGAGAGTTTCCTGGTTGGAATGTTGATGTGATGTTTGCGAATACTGGCACCGTTCTGCTCACCGTGGTTCCGGCTGCAGATTTCAGGATTCCATCGAGGGCCTGTTTGAATTCGGCCTGGTTGCTTGGGAAGTATGGTGTCTGTCCGTACTTGTTGTTTGGATCACCATTGATGGCGATTTCAAGTAGGTTACAACAGGCACGGATGGCCGACTTGTCCGGATCGGTGATGCCGTTGTTGTGAGGAGAGACATCGGCGTATTTCCAACCGAGGCCGGATGAACGTGTGCACATGACCGTGGATGTGGGTGCATCACTGTAATCGTTGGGCGTGAGTGAGTCACACTTGACGCTGACCGGTCCTGTTCCGGGATTCCAACGAGCCGAGTCGAGTCCGATGCCGAGGACCAGGGTATCGACATCTTGCTCCAAGGCCGTTCTGCCTGTCCAATATGATGGCCTGTCGTTGATGTCGTTGCTGGGTTCACCGTCTGAGATCAACACGATCATTGTGTCCCTACACCGTGGGGTACTGGAGAAATACGGATCTGTCTTCGGTCCGATGTTGACCGTGACCGGTGCGGCAGTGTTGGGATGTGGAATGGTGGCACCTAGCGAGGTTGTATCGCTGGAGATGAACTCGTAGGTGTCACGAAGCATGGCAGCCAACGGTGTGGAGTGCTCGAGGTTCAACGATAGGCCGAGGATGGAGTCCTGAACCATGTCGTTGTGGGCCTGTGTATCTGTTACCGTTGCATCGGGGTGTCCAAAACCGATGAGACGACCCTTGTGTGGTAAGGCACGTGGATTACGAATGCCGACGTCGGAGTCAATGAAGGGATGAACCGTTCCACCTACGAAGTTTGTAGTGGGAAACAAGGTTGCCGTTCGATTACCTGTCAACCAGGTGGAAGATAAGTCAGATCCGCCACCGTGCCAATAGGACCACTCACCGATGTCATAGTATAGAAAAGGAGGAATGTATCGAAGGCAGTAGGAACCTTTGGTTCCATTTCTGCACAAATTGTCATAAACAAATGCGATTGGACCTCCGGTCTCGGGGGTCCACCATGCCATGTTCTTGTTGGAATACAGAGTTGTGTAACCTGGAAACGAAAGGGAATCAAACGATGCCATTCCAAAACGAATCTTCGTACCGTACGTGTCGATGAGGCCATCTGCGGCCTGGTTCCAACCGATGGTGGCCTTGGTGCAGACATCACGGTTGCTCCAACCTGAGGAGGAGAAGCAACGTGCGAACTTCATGGCGGTCTTACCTCCGCAATAGGTGATCGATGAAGAGTTGTCCTTGTCCGCCGCCTCGTATGGCCAACCGAGGGGATTGGCCTTGAGAGAGTTGATGATGTCCGGATCGAGGTTGAGAGTTGGAACGCAGTTTTGACCACCTGGTTGGTGTCTCTCCGAGTTGGACATGAGGGGAACAGGCGGCCCATCGATGTTCAACGGATCGTTGGCTGACCAACAATCGAGGTCGTCTACAGTTCCTGTGAGAACCTCACCGAGGATGGTGTACCTTGCCTTCTTCGGATTGAGCTCGTCCTTACAGTCTGCGTTGGTTCCATCCAGTGCCCAAGTCATGGAACCGCTTGAGTCCACGAGGAGAAGCACATTAGGTATCTTGGCCTTGCTGTCCAGAGGAGGTGTGAACTGAGCCCGAACAGTCAAGGAAGCACAAAAAGTCGTAACAAAAGCAACAAGAAACAGAAACACCGAGAACAGCTTGCGATTCATGATGTCACCATTGTATTTGGACCTAAAGAAAAAGGAACCTGATTTCCACCAGATTCCTTTGGTCCACCCCTACGGACTTGAACCGTAAACCCGCGGTTTATGAGACCGCTGCTCTGACCGATTGAGCTAGGGGTGGGTGTGGAAGTCCTCGTGGGGACTTCCGTATTTCAGACTCCGCCCTGACCGCCGGTACCGCCACCGACGCCTGTGGTGGCGTCGCCACCCCCTGTCGACGAGCTAGTAGATCCACCTACACCTGTAGTTGCATCTGAACTCTGTGCACCCCCACCAGTTCCAGGTGCCCCGCCAACTGTAGTAGTAGAACCACCTTGTCCTAGACCACCTGTGCCTCCACTAGTTCCTGAACTTGTGGTGCCACTATCATCTCCGCAAGCAACAAGAAAAAGAAAAGAGACAACCAGAAAAGTCATTACACTGTTTACCATATTACTCCTTGGAATTTGCAAACGCAGCCTTGTTGACAGAGTCATTGATCAACGGACTAATGAAACCATCTGACCGTGTTTAGAATATACACATCTTGATCAGGTCTTTACACTTGTGTGAAAGTCAAAATAACTTGAGACCACCAGTGATTTCATCTATCTTGTCAGACTCATCTGGGCCGATTGCAACGCATAAAGCCTCTGAGAAGCTCTCAGAGTCAACAAAATCACCTGATGACTTGCCGAATACAGGATAACACTGGATTCCTGCTACTTCTGCTTTAAAAGTTAATGTTCTGAGAGCACCTTCTGTGGGGACACCCAAAACAATTCTAGTGGATCCGCTGCTCAGCCATTCCGTCTCTTGAGGTGTCAGGCTTACTGTCAGTTTATCACCTCGAGAAGATTCATCGTTGTCTATAAAGAATTCTGCGGATGCCTTAGCGACGAGAGCCGCAACTGCCGCTCTCTTCATCTTCAAGTCCCGCCTTACTAAAATGACTTGCTTCTGTGCGCTCGTCGACATAACCGCTCCTGACTAAGTGAAAGCTATCCCATGTCCGTTTCTTTAACGCTGTGTCGCAACTCTGTTCTCACCTCCATCAAGATAATGCCAAGCCAGTTCTGACCAGAGCCTTTACACACTCCCCAAAACTTGTCGTTCCAAGTGTTTCCATAGATGAGTTCATCATCATTAGTATTTATCAAGAGCTGCGCGAGAAAGGGACTCTCAAATTTCTTGCGGACAAACGATCGCATGAGGTCGACCTTGACAGAGTCCCAATCAGGCCGCATCTGCACTGACCTGCCGAGCTTCTTCGCTTCGGCAGGAGTTTTAGCACTCCTCACGACATCGCGCTCGGCTTCGACGAGAGTCTTGTGTGCCTGATAGGCATGCTCAATCGTCTTGTAAGACTTGCCGTCAACGTAGATTGTGCTAGGATGAAAATTAGACAGGAAAGCATGACCTGACGCTATGGTGAAGCTATCAATCACTTTCCTGTCAGACATAGGAACCCGTAGGGGTGTCGAGCCCCTTCCTCCCAGTTAAAACCAGGTATTCCGTGCCGCGAAACTGACGGGTCATACGACGAGGATTATACCTCGTCTCTCATGTCAAATCACTTCTTGACAGGAGTCTCAGACGGCGCAGGAACCGCGGAGGCCGATGTTGATGGTGCAACATCTGCAACCGGCGCCGATGCTGCAGCTGTCGGCGCTGCCTCAGGCACAGAGCTCTCAACAGCAACAGGTGCAGCAGCTGATGAAGCATCCGCGGGTGCCTTGACTGATGAATCACAGGCAATGAGAGCAACGACGGCGAATACTGCGAGGACTAATGACTTCATTTTTATTTCTCCTATGTGTCACCTCAAGATTGAGGTGTATCTTATTTATCACATTAGGCGACCAATGTATTCTGTTTAAACTCTAGGACTTCGTTGAAGGTTGTTTGTGACTTCGTCGATACTTAAACGACGACGAAGACGGACGTTAATGTCCGCAGGAATACAAACCAGATGGCCACAATTAAAGATGCACAGAGGTATAGAAAGATCTACTCGTTCTTCCGACCACAACCTCGTTTTGAATCGCTAATGGGAAGCGGCCCGTCGGAAACTGTGATCAATGGTCTAGATTGGAAGCACTCCGTTAGAGTAGCGACTACGGCAAATATTGCTCTCTCACCAGCACCAGCTTCGATCGACGGCTATACACTGCTTCCAGATGATCGTGTCCTCGTGAAGGACCAGACGACTGCTTCTGAAAACGGCATCTACTACTACGACGTCGGTCTTGGTGACCTCATAAGATCTGACGATGCTGTGGACCCAGCTCTCACGTCAGCTGCTGCGGTATTTGTAGAAAGTGGAGTGACAAATGGTGACTGCGCATTTGTTCTCGTGACACCTGATCCCATCACCGTCGGAACAACGAGTCTCTCATGGGTAAAATTTGCAGGAGCAGGAAGCTCCATCTTTACGTCTTCGACATCTCCGCTAGAAGCAAAGACGATATACTCAGTTTCTGTTGACACAGACAACAGATATGCAAGTGAGCTCGGAGACGACGTCTTTTTCTTCGTGAGCGGTTCAATCACTTCCTCGTCTCCCGATGACCACAAGGCTCTCTTCGGCGGAGACACCGTGGTGAGTGGAAACCTCGTCGTCCACAACGGCCTCGACATCACGGGAGACGTGTTCGAGATAACGGGATCGACCTACATCACGGGTTCTCTCACCTTGACGGGATCTCTAAGCATAGCTGGAGACGTCATGGAGATGACGGGATCGATGTTCCTCGTCGGCGATCTGGAGGTCACTGGGGGAGTCGTCGCGACGGAGGGCCTGAGCGGCTCTCTGACCAAACTGTCGGACGGATCGTCTTACCTCGTCGCGGGCACGAACATCACGATCACGTCGGGGACAAACGGACAGGTGACCGTGGCTTCGTCTGGTGGCGGCGGCGGGTCGTACAACCTTCAATTCTTGGCGGGGACGCTGTCGTCGCCCGCGGGCTCGGGATCGAAGGAGTCCGTGGGGATAGACTACCTCGATCAGGCTCTGAATCCAGGAAATACTTACACGTTCAAGTCTGTGCTCGCCGCAACCGCCGGGACCACAGCGTACATCGAGCTGTACGACTACGACGGAATCATAAACGGAACTCCTGGCCCGATCGCGGGATCCGTCCTGACTGGGTCTTCACAGTCATACACGTATCTATCAGCAGACGTGACGGCTCAACTATCGCTCGCCGCGAGCTCCGGGATCATCGAGGCGAGAGTCTGGTGTACACCTACGGGATCAAGCTTGAACGCCATATGTAAGAGCTCCAAATTGGTCATCACTTGAAGCAAGACACGATACTTAAGAGAGAAAAGAAACATGACAAAGTACAGAGCGCGAGTAGATAGTTATCTAAACCCTACCGTCCAAGACAGTGTTAGCACGTCAAACCGTGCTGGTGGAGAGATGTATGTGAACCTGGTGCAGCACATTTCTTCTAGCATGTCAGACCTTGGTATAGAGATGCTGGCATGGAGGTACGGGAATGGAGGTACGGGCTGGAATTTTTGGGATGAGACGGGTCCGACAGGTACCAACTCATTTGTATGTTTCAGATTCCACTCTTCATCTTTCGGAAAGTTCGATTGCCTGATCTATGAAAATACCGGATCTTATTTTAGTCCTAATCACACAGGCTCTGTTTACATAGAAGAAAGCAACGTCGGCACCGGGGCCCCTCTAACCAATATAGGAATAGCCTTTGCTGTACATCCCAGTGGTTCGGTGACAGACACATACCCCGACGTAAACGGGCCATGGAATGGGACCTATGGAGAAAATGCTGACATCAACACATCTTTGATATGGAAGCTAAATTCTGAAGGAAAGGGCGCCTTCTTCCCACGTACGAATGGTATATCGGGTCAGAACTCTGGGAGCAGAGATCACCTTGTAGGAGTTTCGTATCAGGGTACGCCTCCCTTAAGAATGCACACGATACTGTCTGAAGACAGCATCACTATCATAACCGACCAAAGCAATGACGGAAATCAAAAGGTCGTCCACTTCGGTCCTTACCTACCTCGCTCAGGTTCAACTCCGTACCCAGAGAGCCCTTATTTCTTCTTTACGAGCGGTCAGGACACTGGTTATCAGCCATGGGGAGCTTTCTACGGTAGCACACTGGGATCTATCAACAGGACGTCTACTCAGGCCGTTCCTTACGGTGCAATATCACACCCTGACCTATTGTCAGGCTCTAGAATAATGGCGTTCGTCACTGTGGCAATTGATCAGTCATTGGGCTACAATAACTTTGTTCTTAGTGGATCTTTCGACAACTATCCTGTGTGGGCTGCCGTCAAGGAGTCAACTGATGCAGGTATCTTGGGTCAGGTGAGGCACCTTTCTTATGGTAACGGCATGAATTCTAATAGCGTTTCAACATTGTCTTCTTCCGCAGCATTTGGAAGACAGACGCTTAACGATCCTAAGCTCATAATACCGTGGGACGGTGATGCGCCAAATACCTCACCTCAGGTGAGGACAGGCAGAAACTTTAGCATAGGTTGATATATGCCTGGTAACGATTACGCGAACCTGGTCGATCTAGAACCCGTGTTGTCGTTGCCTCCCAGCGACATACAGATGTACATAGACTCTTCTGCTATAAAATCTGCTAACATCGAGGCACAGCTGAACTCATTTAGGGACTCTGACAAGGACGCATTCGACGCAGGCGTCGCTTCAGTCGTCCCGACGTACAGATTCAGAGGATACTACGTTGTAGGCATGTCCTACGAGTTCTGGACGGGGCAGCAAAAGAACACTCCCAATCCCAGCGGGAATCCTCTCATCGACGTCACAGTGGACACGGTGTTGAGTCGCTGAAACACCTAATTATTTGTACTCCACCTGTACCACACTCGGCCTTCGTGTCGAACCCACGTCCTAGACTTGCCGAATTCACCCCAGTCCAAGGTGATGCGCCAGTCTGCAGACTCCGGCACCCATTCCACAGACTCCACGACGGCCTTCTGTTGCATACCGTGGACGACCAGGCGCTCACCGATGTTCGGAGGTAGTTTCATGTCTGTCATTTCTTTCGATTAAACGTGGAGCATCCTCGGTACTTGCTCTGCTCATGCACTAGACGCGTGTCTTGCTAGCGTAAGCATTGAAGACGAAAGCCACATGCGCGTGCCGCCGGTGAGGAGGACCTCAACCGCCGAACCACCCACAGGCATTCGTCCTAACACGACTACGATCTGTGCTGGCCCGTTGCGGGCCCCGTCCCATGGACCACACCAGACCGCCATGTCTCCCGGCCTCGGTGGGTCGGGAGGATTTTCGTCATCGTTCGTCTGCACGACGCATGCGCAGGAGGTTGAAGTTCCGGCCGTAGCCGCGGAGCTCGACCTTCCCTTCCGCTGTGAGGACCTTGAGCTTCTCGTGGGGCTTGCCCGGGTCGGTCCGCCCGAGGACGAGCTCCCCTCCTCCGTCGAGGACGTCACCGGGGAGGAGGGTGCCGGAGGGAACCATCACCGTATCCCCCCAGCCGAGCCTGTTGAAGCTGTTCATCGCCACGCACCGCTCGTGGTCTTCACGTCGGACATCGCGACGACGATGTCGTCCGTCTTGAACATGAGGCTTCGCCCCTTGCCGATCACGTAACCGCGCTTGATGCGCGACGGACCAGGCGCATTGCACTCGCCGTCGGTCATGATGAGGAGGCCGTCCCACCGGCCTCGGTTCTTCGGGTCGTTGGCAAGCTTCGTGGGAGCGTTGAAGTCGGTGCCGCCGCCGCGGACACGCTTCGCCGGGACGTCGGAGCCGCGGCGCCACGTGTACACGTCCTTCTCCTGAGCGATGGTGTCGAAGGGCACGACGTCGATCGTCACTTTCTTCGTGAGGCTGCCGAGCTCGGCGAAGAACTCAGCGAGCATCTCGTTGTCCACCGAACCCGACTGGTCGATCGCCACGAGGAGCTTCGCCTCGTAGCCGCGCTTGACGCCGGGGTGGATGTAGGGGTAGCGCTTGTTGATCCGCTTGATCGAGGTGGAGCGGCCGCCGCGGACGAGGGAGCCGACGAACTGACGGAGCACGTTGCGCCAGTTGATCACCGTCGCGACCGACTTGCGGATGTCCGCGACGAGGTCGGCGGGGATGTTGCCCCAACCGTTTGCCATGGAGTCGGCGTGCTTCGCGGCCTTCTCGACGACGGACTTCACCTTGCCCTCGATGTACTCGCGCTGTTCCTCGGGAAGAGAATCCCACGCGTCGTGGTCGTCGAAGGAGTCGACGCCACCCCAGCCACCTTCGCCGTCGCCGGCCTCGGGGTCGGACTTGTCCTTGTCCATCTCGTCCTTGATCTTCTCGAAGTACCACTCCGAGGACTGCATGGTGGGAAGCTTCTCGATCAATGCTGCGAGCTTCATGCCCTGCTTCTCCTCCGAGGTGTACTCGCGGCCTTCGGGGTGGCGGGGGAACACACCGGGGACGAGGCAGCCTTCGGGAAGGGCGCGTTCGCCAGCGAGGCTCGAGGAACCACGGCCGGGGTCGACGATGATCGAGTTGATCGCGAGGTCCGTGGCCACGTTCCACAGGCGCGCCGGCTTGCGGCGACGGGCCGAGAGGTGACCGAACACGAGGTGGTAGAACTCGTGTGTGAGGACGCCACGGACCTCGCGAGGCGACAGCTTCTCGAAGAAGTCCGGGTTCCAGAAGAGGCACAGCTCGTCGTTCTTCTCGTCGAAGGTCACCGCGGCCGTGGGGAGGTCACGAGTCGGGGACTTGTGGATGTGACGCGACAGTTCCGCGAAGAACGGAGAGTCCTGGAGGAAGGAGATGAGGTGGCGGTCGAGGTTGAAGTCCGTCGTCGTGGTGCTGAACATATACGTACCCTATCATCCTTTCGGTCGCGTTTACACTCGAAAATCGTTAATGATTTGAAATAGTCGTGTTACTTGTGGACGTCATGTCGTCCCGTTTATTCGAAACAAATCGACTACCTTTACCCTCAAGGATTTTGAGAAAGATTCACCTGGCCATCTTCTGCGAGGGCAGCTTCGTCCTCTGCAGGGACCGCCGACCAGCTCAGGTCCTCGTTGAGCCTATAACTTCCGAGGAACTCGTGCGGACTTGTCTTCCACTCGTCAGGAGAGAGGATCGAGAAGTACGTGTCGGTGTCAAGTGGACCTCGCCTGTACAGGTGGTACACATGTCCTGGACGTTTCTGGAACGAGCACTGTGCGCTGTGGAGACCGATGTCTACTTGAGCTTCCATGATGATCTTTCTGGCTTGTGCCTGTAACGACTTGATCTGATCGGAGATGAGCTGCAGTTTTCCATACGCGACCGCACCGAGCATCCGCTGTGCTTCTCGCAACACGACGCTCTGGTCGACGGGCTCGAACGGTGCCGAGAGGCGACTCGTGGGATACGGAGCTGAACGCATCGTAGATGGGTCCCTAGTCGATGGATCGAGAGTGCTCGGGACGCGTGAATCTTCAGGCAATACTAGATCGTCGTTCATTTGTGCCGCCGAAGGTACGTATCCCCTGCTGCAGTCACTTTGGGATCCACGTCGGATGCGTCACGCTCGCGGACGAACACAGGGAAACGTACCTTGCCGTCGGAAGTGAGGCCGTCGCCCGTGAGGGGATCGGGCTGACCCTCCATCTCCACGATGCGACCGATCCACGAGTCGGGGTCCACGCTGATCTCTGCCTTCATCTTGTCCGTGAAGCCGCCGCCCAACTTCGTCACCACACCGTTCGGGAGCACCACCTGGAAGCCACCCCACAGGCCTTCGCGCTTGGAGCCGCGGTTGCCCTCGTAGTGGCCGACGACGACGCCTTCGTATGTGGCGACGGGTTTGAGCTTGAGGACGGAGTCGGAGCGTTTGAACACGTACGGCGAGTCGATCTTCTTCACCATGATGCCTTCGTACCCCTTCTCGAGGGAAGAAGAGTAGAACTTCATGAGGTCCGACTCGGACTTGACCGTCTTGCCCTCGACTCCGACGACGCACCCGGCAGCAACCTGCTCGACCAGTTCTCGAACCAGTTCGACTCGGTCAGACAGTTTCATGTCGTTCTCCTGGGATCGCCAGTCGTCGAAGTGCATCGCGTCGAACACGTTGTAGGCGATGCCGCTGTCGTCCTTCGCAGTCTTGTGAGACATCACGACCGATGCAGACTCGTTCCAGTCCTTGCCCATCGCCTCGCCGTCAAGCACGAAGTCGTCCCACGGTGCGGCTTCGAGTGCCGCCTTGATCGTGGGAAGCGTCTCGATGGGAGAGCCGCTCCGCGTGAACATGGTCACCACGCCGTCGTGCTTCACTGCGATGCAACGGAGTCCGTCGAGCTTGGGCTCGACGCGGACGGGATAGTCCACACGCTCCGTGACGACGATGCCTTTGCCCTTCTCGTGACGCGCCTCGAGGCTCTCCGCGAGTTGAACGGAGAACTTCGCGATGGCACCAGGCCACACCTTGTTGATCGTGGTCTCCATCACGCCGACTCGGAGGTTTCGAAGGAGAATGCGGAGACACCACTTCTGCTGACGCGAGTCCATCAGCTGGAAGGTGGAGTTGACGAGGGCCTTCGCCTCGTTACCCACCACCTCACGCGCGGACAGCTTCGGGAGGAGGACATCGAGGAAAGCCAGCAGCTGCTTGTCGTCTCCCGCGGGCGGCACCGGATGTGCAGCAGGCATCTTGAACTTGTTGACGAAGTAGTTCGTGTACGGATCGGAGGCGGCGACGAAGACGCGCTTGAGGAGGTCGTTTCCTCGGTTGCGCCGGAGGACCTCCTCCTTGTAGTTGCGAGAGTTGTCATTCTCAAGTGCATCGAGGATGTCGTAGACGCTGTCCATGTTGCTATGATACTCCGTTTCTCGGGAGGATTGCACGGAAGCCGTTTCAGCCGACCCGGTGTAAGATCGCATTGAAATTGGGGTTTGAGGGCACGGTGAGAACGTAATACTTGTTCTTTGCGCGTCGAAACGCGCCGTCGTCGACCCTGATGTCGTACTTCCCGGGATCGAAGTCCTGCACTAACTCGCGTGGTACAAGTCTACCTCGCCCGCCGGTCCTCAGGTTGTACCGGAGGTCTTGTCTATCGTTCTTGATGATCAATGAAAAAATGTTGGAGAAGCCTTCTCGACGACGTCGAGCATCTCGGTCGACCCTCTGCTCGCTATTCAAAGATATGGACCTGATCGGCTCCGGCGCGAGAGACTCGATGTCGCAAATGAGGTCGCGCAGGTCGATGAGTGCCTCGACACGTTCCTGGAACTTACCGAAATTGCACGAGTAAGCAGAGCCGATCGCTCCCTTCGCCTCGAGCCGATGCGTGACCCAGACGTTTCCTTCGAGGTCTTGTATCTCGTTTGCGTCCTGCGTCCACTTGAGACTGAGGGATCCGATTGTGTCGTACCTGTTGTTGCCTTGGAAATTGAGACTGACGCCTAAATCTTTCTCGGGACTCTCGGAGATGAACATTCGTCTAATCTCCTCAAGCTTGCTCAAATCTATAAACTGTGTTACCCCCGAGGTCAAGATCTTCTGTAGCGCAAGGCGGCTGATGACCTTCCTCTCGTTTTCCAGAGATTTGTTGCAGACTATCTCGGAGGTGGTCTGTTCGTTCACAGAACCTCCTGCTCGATCGTTCTGGCGACGTTGGGTTCATATCGAAAAGTGAAGCAAGGATAATAGTCATCTCCGAAGTCCGTCCCGACGGTCAACCAGATGTGACCGTCGGTGACGTCCTCGAGGACCCAGCCGAAAAAGTCGTCTGAAGTTTTCTTCAGACGATAAGTCTTCTGTGCTGGTGTTTCCGTCTTTTCGGGCCGTGGACCTCGAGTCGATAATCCTCCGCGTCTAAGACGAACCCGAGCGAGGGGCGATCGGAAAAATACCTTCCCGACGTCCGATGTTCTGAAGGTATTGAAGTACGAACGGTAGCCGTCGTTCTCGTCCTCTAGCGCTTCGAAGGCTGCTCTCGTTCCGTTCAGGCCGATGCAGAAACAGTTTCCGTCGACGCCGTAAAAGTCGTACTCTCCGTCGAGGAGAGACTCGAACAGCGTCATCGAGATGTCCGTGTGCGTCATGTATGATAATCATAGCATAGCGCTTCTTCTTTTTGCACTGACTGTCAGGATCTTCCTTCGACATTTTCATTTTTAATTTCTTCATTGTTCTCTTCTAATTGTTTGACGCGCTTTTTCTCAGCGCGAAACTTTTCAATCACATTTTTGTATTTGAGGTACGTTTTGTACTCTCTCCTTGCCGACTTAGAATCTTTTGACGCATCTCCTGACGTGTAGCATCTGAATGCTGCATCAGGGCGGGGCGTGCGCTCCCAGCATTTGTCTATTACGTGTAAAGCGAGTCGAAGCTGAAGCTTTCTGTCCGAACAGATCTGCTTGCGTGAATGACCCTCCCAGTTCTGTCCTTTCATCACCTGCCCAAGGCCGATCGACCGACCACCGTCGCCATTGATTTTGCAACTCTCGACGTCTGCGCTATAACCCGATTCATTGAGGACTGCCGCAGTTAGCATAGCCAGTGCTTCGTCGTTCTTAATCTTGCTGTTCAGCAAATTTTTGCTGATTTCGTCCTCTATGACTGCCGTCATGTCGTCCGTAACTGCTGTCAAGCGGTCTTGATCGATTTTGGGCAAAGAGGCATGTAGCACTAAGACTAGTGCAGCTGTTAGACTTGTCATTCTGATCTCCTAGATAGTCACAAAGATCATCGTTGAAAGCGATGCATGCGTGACTGCGTGTAAGTACATATACCACATTAAACGAAAATGTTTAAATAAAGAAAGCCACAGGAAAGTCCCTGTGGCTCATCTTTTCGTAGAATTAAGCCTTTAATTTTTTCTTTTTGAAAGGCTTTTGAACTTCATCAAGCATTGAAGAATCTTCAGGCTCTAGTGAAAGTGAAAGTTCTGACTCCACTGATCCATCTGATTCGTTAACGAGTCTAACTACGGCAGGCGGTTCCATAACAATCACACCTTCGGTAGGCGAGGATGCAACAGGTGCTGGTGACGACCTTCCTTGTGCCTTGTAAAAGGCTTCCAATGTAGGAGGAACGAAACCACTTGATTCACACCTTGAAACAAGGAGATCGTAAGTTACGATGCCTGTTTCAATTAAATACTTCTCTAATGTGGTTTTTCTGCGCCTAAGAATGTCAGTTAGTGACACCTTCGATAGACTCTTCTTCTGAAGCCTCATTTTGATTCCCTTCTTGTGGTATTGTGAGCATCTAGCGTTTGCAAAATCTCACAGATGGCTTGTTGAAACTGTGGCGTCCTTGCGATCTTGTCCTTCTTCGCTTCAGAAAAATCCAGATCCCATTCATCAGTGATGGCATCGGTAAATTTCCGCATAATCCTCAGCACGTAATTTCTTGCTGAGGAGTGATTCATCTTAAAACCAATTTCGGACATCATCTCTGCAATTTCTCGATAGTTGACGCCTTCGTCCTCGGCCACTGTCGCATAAATAGATTTCTTGCTCAGATTCTTCATCTCTGTCTTTCTTTTCTTAGAGAGTTACCAATGTAGGAGAATCTCATGCTCTGCAGAGCGTCAAGTCTTGCATTCAAGTCAGTGACACTATCTTTGAATTGCTCTGTTTCTCTGCGGTTTGAGAGTTGATTTCTGAAATCTGCAATTTCTTTGCGAAGTCTAAGAAGGCTTCTAGTCTGATGGAGAGAAAGAAGCACTATGACTACATTGAACGTCAATTCAAGAGTCATCTGTCAGCAAGAGGCATGCCTCTTGCGAGGGACTCAGCCTCCTCCTCAGAGATCGTGTATTGACTTCGATCGACATCGTCTTCGTCGAACAGACCAAAACGAAGCTTGAGAATTGCAGACTCTTTGTCAGAAAGTTTCGACAAAACGCACTTTACAATGTTCATCAATTCTTTTGATGAGACGTTGTAAAACGGGTCGTTGCGATGGTCAATGTCCTCAATTTTGTCTTCAAGCGTTCCACTATCAGGATCGTTTGTAACTGTCTGGTTGAGAGAGATGACGTTGTTACCAGATGCCATCGTGGCTTTAACAACAGTCTCTGAAGCATCGACGAGTGCCAACAAGTCTTCTTGACTTGGTTCAGTCCCAGTCATCTCTCTGAATTCGTCCGCAGCTTGAATTAATTTTCGTTGAATTCCTGCTGCATGTGCTGGCAACCTGATCATCCTCTTACGCTTCAGCACGTGTTGGCTGATAGCTTGCTTGATCCACCACGTGGCATACGTTGAGAACCTGAAGCCTTTTTTATAGTCGAAGCGTTCGATAGCCTTCAACAAGCCTAGATTACCTTCTTGAATTAAGTCTTCTAGCGGAATGTTGTAACCCTTGTGCTTCTTCGCGATAGAGATGACGAGTCGGAGATTGCTCTCAATCAGCGTCTTTCTAGCCTTTTCACCGGTCTTGCCTCCGGTCTCGTAAGTCTGAAAAAGCCTGACGACCTCGGGATGCTTAAGCTGTGGATATTGCTTAAGATCGTTGAGATAGGCGCTAATTGAGTCCGATCCGCGTGAATCGATCATCTTCTTCGTTGAAAGCATGCTTCTCCTCGGTGTTACCGAGACAATATTTTCAGTTTGCATTCGAATCGTCCGAGACGTTCGACACGGGTGCTGCATATGAATAGAAAGCAGCATCAGGGTTGTTTCTGATATACTTTTCGTGTGCAAGTCTACGGTCTGCGCGAATCTTCAATTCACGTTGCACGTAACAGATCTCCGTCTCCCAAGGCTTTGGGTCGCACTCAAGTCGGGCAGCCTTATCGCGCTCAGCATGTAGAAATGAATGACGTCGCTCGAGGTCGTCATCGAGAACGCATGCCAGCGTGTCCATGTCGATTTGAGCAGGTAGATCGAGATCGTAAGTGTTTCGGAAGTTGTTGTTCTGCGCCTTCTTTGTCTTCTTCATGATGTTGTTTGTCTCCTATTATTAGTAATCTACTTGAACGAAAGTTTGCACTCAGTAGAAATTTTCTTTCATATCGATGATTCCCCATTCACGGGGACCGATCGTGTATACTACACGATCGACACCAATCGCGCGCAAAAGTCTGTGGCAACCTGGGCAAGGTTTAGCCAAGGCCCAGTCTCCATTCTTGCGAGTAACGCGTGCGACCCATACTGTTGAGCCAGGCGTCAATTTCCTTGCGAGTCGTGATTCGGCGTGATGCTGAGGGGCACAGTCCGGAGCTGCAATATTCCTAGATGAAACTAGGACGCCGTCGTTTCTCATTCCGACTGCTCCCAACAGAAACGAACGCATGTCTCGCCTGTCGTTTGATTTTAGACGATTTGCTACCGAAGCTGCCTCTGCTAGCATTTTTTTGTCCGAGGACATCTCACTGCCTAGTCTAATAAGCAGACCTAGAACATTACACATCATAAGCATTGATCGAATATTGTACAGGAAATCTATAATTAGTTTTCATGAATGATCATCTTAAGACTTCTGAAGAGGGCCTGGAGCTAATCGCCAAATGGGAAGGTTGTATCTTGACACCCTACTTTTGCATCGCGGGCAAAAGAACGATAGGGATTGGACATGTCATCAGACCGGGTGAAAACTATCCTGATGGGGTCGCAATCACAAGAGAACATGCGATGCAGCTACTCGCTAGCGACGTGAAGCTCTGCGAGGAAGCAATCAAGAAAAACATCAAAACGAATCTCAGCCAAAATCAGTTTGACGCTCTCGTGTCGTTTGGCTTCAACTGCGGCACAGGCGTGTACACAAATTCAGGAGTGGCAAGAGCCATCAATGACGGGAAATTCGTTGAAGTACCAGAGAGACTCAAAGAGTGGAGCAAGGCCACCGTGAATGGCACTAGAATAACTGTAAAGGGCTTGCTCAACAGACGAATCCACGAGGGTGAAGTTTTCGCGGGCGGTGCTAGATCGAAATTTTTAATTAATGATCTTCCTCTAGCTTGGAGCGTTACGACACTCACAGAAGCACAAAAAGAACTCAAGCGCCTAGGACTTTACGAAGGTAGGGTTGACGGCATCTGGGGGCCTAGAACGGAATCAGCAGTCGTTGAGTTTGCGAAGAGACATGACTTAACCTTGCTGGATCCTAAGAAAGGCGTGTCAAATTCCTTCATGACGAAGCTGAGGAACGAAAAATGATTTCTAAAATCAAGGCATTGATCAATACAGTAATTGACAAAAAAATTACTGGTGTCAAAATGGGATCATCTACAGGCCCACAGGCCTCGGAGCTGAAGTCCGTTCAGCCTGTAGCTCCTACGTCATCTACGACGGATGCTGCTGTGATATTGAACATTAGCGTGCCAACGATCAACATCATAGATCGTTCGACACTTTTGAGCGACACTGACTTCAATGCAATGGTAGAAGCCGTCAGGATTCAGTTTGAACAACACGTTGCACCCCTCTGGATGAAAGGCCCATGGAAGATAGTTGTCAACGAACCAGAGAGCGTGGGTTTTCCCATCGTCATCTTGGATGACCCAGACCAGGCAGGAATGCTTGGGTATCACACAAAATCGCCGGGCGGGAAAGTGTGGGGAAGAGTCTTCGTAAAGGCTGTATTCGGAATTAAAGGTCAAATGTTGACCGGTCCTAAGTCTGTCTCTGCAATACTATCCCACGAAGTCATAGAGGCATTTTGTAATGCCAACGTCAATCTATGGGCAAAGACTAATGACGGTAGGATGATAGCGTACGAGATAGCAGATCCGGTCGAGAACGACTGGTATGACGTACAAGTAAGTGATGGCAGAAAAGTGTCGGTCTCGAATTTTGTGCTTCCTGCGTGGTTTGATCCTTACGCACCAGCCGACGCTCAATTCGACTACCTCAAGAAGGTCAAGAAGCCTTTCGTCATGTCAAAAGGCGGGTATATCGTCACGATGAATCCAAAGACCGGAGTTGTGAAGAACGTCTTCGGGTCAATTGCAGCTGAAAGAGACCACTCGGAGAGGCAGGCTCCACATATTGCGTCTAGGTCGAACAGGATGATCGACTTGATCACGGAAGAAAAACCAGAAACCGTCATCATGACCGACGATGACGGAGACTCATGATTTATTTCTTTGACGAGTAGTTGTCTGCAGCCCATCCTCCACCCTTCAGGAGGAAATTAGTTCCCATGGAAATTAGGCGCTTTTTGCTTGTCGTGCCACAAACAGGACAATCGGCAATAGACTCTGATTTTATGGATTGCTCAGTCTCAAATTCCTTTTGACATGTCTCACAATTGTATTCGTAAGTGGGCATAGAATCCTCTAGGCGTCGTTATCAGAACCAGAAATATCAACAGGAAAAATTACGATTTGTCCTACGGTAGGCACGGTACCGGGTTGACGGTCTATCTTCAGCGGACCTTGATGAGATACCAAGTGACCCAAAGTGAGGTCCTTCAGAAGCGCTGAAAAACGCATTTCTTGATCGTCTACCCAGCACTGCTGGGCCACCAACTGACAGATTTGCGAATAATCAGAATGCAGCGGGTCATGAGCAGTTGCATTTGGCTGAATTACACTGATATTTTTGAGAGATAGAACTGTGCTTGACGAGGCAGGATAGCCTCTGATACCCTGAAATGTCGTTCCAGAAAAGTGCCAGCCGTAATTACAGGCACTGTTTTTCTTCGTCTCCAGCTGTTTGTCAAGAACCCAATGTTTTCCTACAGTCGATGCGAGACTTTTTCCCGTTCCTATTTGCTTTTGAACGGCATCGTTGTGCTTCAACATCGAACTCACAGTAGAAGAAATAGGTTGAGGCCTGGGTTCGGCCTTTCTGATCGCATTGACAAAAATCAAATCAGCAATCATCGGTGTGAGCAGAGACGCATCGAATAAGTCGGCGAGTTTTTGCTGGAAGTTTGCTGTGACATTAACTCTGACGCCATCGACGCGCAAGGCATCGTGCATCACTCGTAGTCGAACAGTCTTGTTGTCAACAACATAGCACAGATCGACCCACGATGCCTCGAAATTCCCGGCTAGGACTTGATCTTCGATGTACTGCTCTCTGTCTTTGATCTTCTCCGGAAACATACGTCACCTTCTAAAAAGATTAGTTACTGATCCCTGTGCATCGAGATGTTTCACTTGCGCATAAAGCAATCATAATATAGCAACACACTGACACGCACGTTTTGTGTATTGCAGCGGAAGGCATGGGATTTGAACCCAAACACCAACGTCCGTCGCCTACGACGGTCGCCTTCCTGAGTCGAGTCTACTTCTTGAAGTCCAGCTGACCCGAGGCCTCGGCAATCAACAATGCTTCTATGAATTCGAGGTGTGAATCAGCGCCGACGATTTCATGCCTCCTTTTCGTGATGTTCTCTCTGATCTTGAGAATCTCAGCTCGTGTATTACCGTACTGAATCTTCTCACCAGGCTTTAGGCTCTGAAGTGCTTGCTGCAATTGCGGCAGAGGCGTCTCAGCTTTGGTATCTAAGTTGGCTACTCTAGGCATTTTTCCTCATTCTTCATCGTCGATTCTAAATCCTACAGGATTTTTTCCTGTTTTCGGAGAAGCAGTCAACTCGTCTATGGCATGAATGACACCGACAACTGCAGCGCCTAGCTTCAGGAATGCAACAGTTCGAGGAGACCGTAGTAGGTCCCATGCGACGTGTTTCACCTTGAAGATCTTCTTCAACATGAAGTCATTTTACATATCTTGAAGCAACAGTACACGCCGTGACTCAATAATTACGCCTATGGGTTTCTTGCTCGGTAGCATCGATCGAATTCATTCGAAGATGCGTGAAAAATCTAAATCGCGCCTCAGGTCAAGACATTGGGACGACGTGAGAGACGAACACATCGCGAAGCATCCTGTTTGTGCGGCATGCGGAAGTGTCAAACAGCTTCAGGTGCATCACATGATCCCATTCCACCTGCGTCCGGACCTGGAATTGATGCCTGAGAATCTCATCACGCTGTGCATGGACGAATACAACTGTCACTTGACGCTGGGCCACGGTGGATCGTTCGCTTGCTACAATCCAAACGTTCTCGAAGATGCAGAAAAATTCTCGGCTGCAACGGGCGGAGACCGCAAAAACATCTTAGGAGAAGCTAAGAAGAAAAGATTAAAGGTCTAAGTCTATTCTTTCGGAGAAGCTTCTGCTGCAGCGTCGGCTGGTGTCGCTCCCTTTGTCTTGAAGCCGATGTATTCTTCTGGATCTTCTGGACGCCCTGGGTTGTTGCTTCCCTTGTCGCCGGGCGACTTATACCAATAGCCGTGTATGTCGGTTCCCCTCTCGATCTCGTAAGGATAAAACCCTTTCACGTCGGTAGGATCTGCCGTGATCCCCGGGCTTTCCGACAAGACCTGCCGGATGATCTTACGAAGCTCACTGATTCGTATTCTCATCGTCACCCTCGTCGATCTCATCTAAGCTCGGGTCTTCGTCGACCATGCGATCTTCGTCGCGACCTAGACCCGCAGTTCCCATCAAGCCGATCGCGTCGCGACTCACAGGCTCTCCCGTGCCAGGATACCATCTGCCAGGAGGCCAGCCTTGTTGGCTCAGTGTCTCGCGGATTATTCTTCGTAATTCCGACAACCGTATCTTCATGTCTTTAAGTATCAAAGACAAGCGATACATAGAAACATGGACAGAGAAAGTTCAGTCAAAGATTGGAACGAAGGAAAACCTGATCATGAAGGGGAGATGGCAGTTAGGCAACTCCACCGTTTAAATGACATCACATCGATGTTGCTCGACATGATCGCGGGTGGAGATGAATTGCCTGCTTGGGTACAGAGCAAGTTGACTCGTGCATACACTGACCTCAATGACGTCTTTGGCTATCTAGAGCCTCAAGTGGACCAAGCGTCGTCGACGATGTTGACAGTCGTAGAGGCTAAGGCTAAGAAAGGCCTCTGGTACAACGTGAACAAGCGCAAGAAGAAGGGATTGAAGTCGAGAAAACCGAGTCATCCTAACTACCCAGATCAGAAATCGTGGGACTCTGCTAAACAAAGCAAGTAAGACATTTTACCATGACTCACATGATCACCATTTTAGCGGTGTTGTTCATCGCATTTGGAATATTCTGGGCGACCTTAAATCTAGACGTGGACAAGAATTAGGGGCCAAGTAGCAACAAAGTCAGGAAAACTAAGAGCGGCAACTCAAGAAGCCAGTTAGTGACTGTGTCGTATATTCTCTCTTTGATCTCCTGCATCTTTCTACTTCAGCCCCCAAAAAGCAAGGTAGTCTGAGTTATTCTGCACGACTCCCATCGAAGGACACCAGACCACCTTGATGTTTCCCGATTCTACTGCTGAAAGCCATCGCGGGAAGTCACTCATTCCCTCGTCGCGATCGTAGTAACAAACCCACCCATCACCGGGAGTCGAGAGCAACATTTTGCTCTCGACCACGCAGGGACTCTTGGGTTTCGTTACGTCATCAATGAACACGGTCCCTTGTTCGGGATAGAAAACTGGTGGGCGATCTGTCGGAGAGACGCGATCAAGCATGTCGTGAAGGACTAAAGCCACATAGTCAAGCTTGTCGAGCACATGATTGTCATAAAAATTACCGCTGGTGATGTCGTTCTTTATATCGTTGACGTTGCCCATCAAGTCGACTATTGCTTCTCTCAAATCATACGACTTATCAAGCTTGATGTTGGGCATGATCGACCTCAGTCATTAAGTATGTCGAATGTCGATTTGTTAAATCACTTGTGAATCTTGCATTTTTCTTCGTTTATCGAAAAACGAGACCCCACGCCTTCATGTTCAAGCTTTTCTATCTTCGAAAGCAATGTTCCTACTAGCGTTTCAAGTCTCATGATTCGCAAAAGCAGCTTCTTTTTCTTTAGGTACTTTTTCTTCCCTAATTTAGACAGAGCTCCACCAAAATCAACACTGTCTTTCATAGTTCATCCCTTGCGCTTGAACTTCGACGGATAACATCGCATCAGAACGCTCCTCGAAGCGGTCTCAATCCGATCCAACATCAACACGCCGCGTAGATGGTCTAACTCGTGCTGAATAATCCTCGAGACCCAGCCTCCGCATCGGTCAACATGAAAGTTTCCGAGGACGTCCTGATATTCCACTTCTATCCATTCGGGACGTTGTAAAGATGCGATCACTCCGGGAATAGAAAGACAGCCTTCTGAAAGGCGAACGGTCTCTTTAGACGCCCATAGAATCTTAGGATTGATGAGTGTTTTGAAGTCTCCTGACCTATCACCGCTGCTAGGATCTATCAGTAAGATGTTCCTTGCGATGCCCACCTGAGGAGCTGCTATGCCTACACCACGCTCGACGTACATCGTGACGGCCATTGAATCGACAAGAGTCTTGATCGAATCGTCAAAGACCTCGACCGACATACATTGAGTGTTCAAGATTTCGTTCGGATACAGGATCAGGTCCATTGCATCGGTAAATATCGACAAATCAGACGGGTATTAAAGCAGAAAGAGCGAAGATTCTCTTCGCTCTTTCCTGAAAATAATCGGTTCAGTCCCGATTACGCTCTGCCTTTGTGGTTGGCAGCACTGGTCTGAGTCACAGTCTTGAACCTGACACCAGGATCCGTAGACAAATGACTACCCAACTGGCATGCTTTGCCTCGATGGATGCCAGAATTGTTGCGCCAGAAGTCTGCATACTTGCCACGGTCTTCTTGTGTGCTAAATGCAAGTACAGTGACGGATGCTTGCTTACCGTCACCATTTGCAAGTCCCAAGTATTTCACTGCCGGTTCATCGGAACAGTCCGGACATGTAGTAATGAGACCCCCGGCTCGGATCTTCGCAGGGGACATCGTCTCGTATTTCACACCGCAGTTGACGCATTCACGAATCATGTTCCGCTCCTCGTGTCCGCGTTGATGCACACAATATCACGAAAGAGACGTCAATTACATCCACGCAAGAGGACGCCTTTCGTTGTGAAAATATTCTGATTTCCACGACTCATTCTCTTGACTTGTACGCTACTACTTGTGGTTATCAAGAACAGCAAATAACTTTCTCTCCTCGCGTCTTTCGAGATCGATAGAACAAAATAGTAGCTTACAGTCGAGTCTTTTTTCGAGGAAACAGCTACGAGGTCTCCTTCTCGCAGCTCTGCATAAGAAATCAGTCGCATTAGACGTTGCGAATGAGCGCCTCTTTAATTCGCAAGTCCAGCCTGCCTGGCTCTTTGGGTCTGTCTTTCTCTGTAAGGAGTGTGGACTTTTCAACGACAGATTCTGCTCTTTCTCTAAGGTCGGCGGCAGTTTTTGGCAGATGTGCCACACACCAAGGCCAATCGAGACTGTCTTTAGATCGAATGAGAAACCACATTTCTTCAGCTATGTTTTCGATCAGGTTTGCGTATTGAAGTTCAGTCATTGACTCACCTGCGGAATAGTTTGTAGTCTGCAATCCGGCATAATGTACACGTACTTCTCTTCATTCTGTTTCGTACATGGATCTCTGCGTGGAACTTTACCGCTCATGTCGAATTCACCATAGCAACCCGACGTAAAAATGGTTATTGACAGAAGCAAATAATACATTATTTCCCCGTGTAGATCAGAGGTCGTAATCCAACACCATCCACAGGTATCCTGGGTAAGGCAAAAGTCGTTGAAAGATCGCCGCCATATTCGAAACCAATAGCAGCGTAGAGTTCAGGGTACTCCTTGATCTTGAGGTGCTGACCTCGACACATTAGCCAACCGTCAGGTATTCTTTTGCAAGCCGTAAACATGATCATTCCTGGCAACATATGACCTTTAAGCATTTCAGAAAGATCGGTAAACGGGAGCCTTCTATCGGATTCGAACCGACTCCTCTCAGTGCACTCTCTGCCAGCTGAGCTAAGAAGGCATTGAGCCACCTTCGAGGATTGAACTCGAGACCTACGGTTTACGAAACCGTTGCTCTACCGCTGAGCTAAGGTGGCAAACATATCTATATTTATCAGCTCCGACTGCTGGACTCGAACCAACGACCAAGGCATTAACAGTGCCTCGCTCTACCAACTGAGCTAAGTCGGAATGAAACTGTACTTATCTTATTCTAAGATCTCCTTGTTGTTCAATCAGAAGTTCTTTGCAGCTGCGGAAAGAGCAGGATTTGAACCTGCGGTAAGGTTTCCCCTACGAGTGCTTAGCAAGCACTTGCCTTAAGCCGCTCGGCCATCTTTCCAAGATCTTTGCGGAGAGAGAGAGATTCGAACTCCCGGTACCCTTT